ACCAGCAACGTAAATAGCTGGACTTCGTTGATTCCTAACAACACACCTTCGGCTGTATTGATTTCGGACGGTTGGAACTTCCGTGCGAACGCAGTCACCGGTACGCAAACGGTTACGCTGTACACGGTCAACGGTGGTCAGGCAGCTACACAATCAACCTACGCAACGTCGTAAGGAGGGTTGAATGGCTAATCCTGATTCAGTAGGCCAAAATACACAGGACAGCTTTGGTAATTTTCGAATTGCCACTGCTGGTCCCGTATCCATAGCCGCAACTGGTAACGCTGTCGTTGCTTTGCCTTTCCTTAAAGGCGGCACCGGCGGTACAGGTTCGTACATCATCCGTCGCATCACGGTAAACAACGTGAGCAACACGGCGGGCGGTACGGCACCAAACTGTGCAACGGCCAACATCTCAGTTGGCACGACCAGTGACGGTGCAAACCTCGTTACCTCAAACACTGTTACAACCAACCTGACGGGTGCGAACACGTTCGTGGATCTCACGCTTGCGGCTGCGGCCAATTCGACGAGCTACACGGCTAACGCTTTGTTCCTCAATGTGAACACTAACGTAGCAAACGCTGCGATTTTTGTTTCCGTCTATGGTGATGTGCAGTTCTAATGGTTTGGGTAACAAACACGACGGATGAGTTCTTTGTTCAGAATTGGGATGGAAAGTCTCACAGCTTTCCTCCCAACAAAGCTACAGAAATATCCGTCGATTTGGCTCGAATCTTTTTTGGGTATGGTGTCGATGACAAGGTACCCGTATTGGCTAGGCTTGGCTGGACCAAGGTTGCAACGGACGTTCCTAAAGCTCTGGAGCGTCTCAATAAGTTTGTAATCTCGGAAACTCAGCCTCAAACCTACCACAATGCGTCCCCAGTGGTAGACCGAGTACCCTTCCCTGCGTCGCGGCAGGGCGGGGGAAAGGGCTTAAAGTGATGTTGGTGTTCGATGGTTACAACGCTTCAGTCTTACATCACGTTAACACGCAGGCTTCTGCACGACGCTAACGCTAACTTTTGGTCTGACCAAGAGCTTACCGACGACATCAATAACGCTCGTAACCGTCTCGTTCGTGATACGGGCGTTAACCGCGTCATTCAAAACACAGCAGCTATTTACAACCAAGAACTGTACTCGTTCGACAACTCAGCGGGTACAATCTCTGGTGTGTTAGTCACCAATCCAGGCTCTGGTTATACAAGCGCTCCCACCGTCAGCTTTAGCAGTGGTGCAGCAGCAGCTTATGCTACGATCAGCCAGACGGGTGAATACGGCTCCAATGCAGCCGGATCTATCTCAAATGTGGTGGTTACTAACGCGGGTTTAGGCTACACAACTGCGCCCACCGTATCGTTTAGCGGCGGTGGCGGTACGGGTGCAGCAGCTCAGGCGTTCTTGACGGGTATGCCTAAAGGGCTACTCACGATGGACATCATCAATATCAATCTATATTGGGGCAATACGCGTATACCATTGCGCTATTTACCTTGGACACAGTTCAACGCTGAGTTGCGGTTCTGGCAAAATTACGTAGGTAGGCCAATTGCTTATAGCATGTACGGGCCTAACTCGTTTTACTTGTCGCCTATTCCAGACCAGAACTACGCTATCGAAGTAGATACGGTCGTGCGACCTGACGATCTGGTTGCCTTGAGCGATCCAGAAATCAACATTCCGCAGCCTTGGCAAGATCCTGTTCCGTATTACGCTGCTCACATTGCTAAGTACAAAGAGCAGTCTTACGGCGAAGCAGAACTGTTCAAGAATCAGTATCTCGCCAAGACACAGAACGTGCTGTCCTCGACGTTTACTCGTCGTATGCCTGATCCTTATTCGAGGCCATACTAATGGCAGAGAAGTCACCTGAGCAGCGCAAACAATATCAGGTGGTGAAGGCTTTCAAGGCACTTAACACGAAAGCCAACCGTACTGCGATTGCCGACGAAGAGTTTAGCTGGATTGAGAACATTCAGCCAATCGGCTTCGGCAATCTAAAAGTTGTGCCTCAAGTGGCTAACGTGACCATTAGTGGCACGCCGGTAACGTGGAGCAACACGGTTCAGACGCTGACAAGCTGGAACGTCAACAATCAAGATTATGTCTTTGCGTTTCAATCGGATGGTTCGGCTCAGTATTACAACATCACTGCCGGCACTCAGGGCAATGTGGCTGCTGCCGGTACATTCTCTGGCGCTGGCGTGCGCGTCAGACAGTGGAAAAATGATCGCATCATCATCAGTGACCCTAGCAAGGGTTACTCTACGTGGGATGCCACCAATCTTGTTAATGTCGGCTGCATAAGCACGATTGGCATTACGAATGCTGGTGCAGGCTATACAACGGCGCCTACTGTAACCATTTCGTCTCCGAATCAAACGGGTGGCGTGCAAGCAACGGCTGTAGCGTCCATTTCTAACGCTTCTGGCACCATTATTAGTGCTCAAATCACCAATATTGGTTCAGGTTATACGTCACTTCCGACAGTAACTATCGACCCTCCGACAAGCCAATTTGGTGTTCAAGCGCAAGGATCGCCTACTATTTCGGGCGGCAACGTCGTTGCAATCACGATTACCAACCCAGGTTCGGGCTATACATCAGCACCGAGCATTACGATCACGGGTGGAGGCGGGGCAAATGCTGCTGCTACTGCCGTTCTAGGCTCTGGTCTAGTGTCAGCCATTACGATCACCAACCCTGGCAGTGGCTACACGGCTACACCAACGGTGACAATCAGTGGTGGCGGTGCAACAACCAATGCTACAGCGGTTGCAGGTTTCCTGACGTTCAACACGGGCGCTGTCGGCGTCGTGCTGACTAACGGTGGTACGGGTTATACGTCAGCTCCGACTGTAAACATCACAGCAGCTCCGGGTGGTGGCACTAACGCAGCAGCAACGGCTATCGTGAACGGCGGTGTCGTTACTCAGATCGTCGTGACCAATCCCGGTGCCGGATACACGTCAACGCCTACGGTTTCATTTTCTGGTGGCTCTGGTAATAACGCGGCAGCTACGGGTGTGCTTACGTCAGACAGCAGCGTAGACATTGCCTCGTTCCAAGGTCGTGTGTGGATTGCACAAGGCCGTACCGTGTTTTACTCGGCAGCAGGCTCGTACAATGACTTCGTGACCGTCTCTGCCGGTAACTTGAACCTGCAAGACGACACGTTGCACAGCAAGATTACAGCACTTATTAGCGCTAACAACTTCCTGTATGTGTTCGGTGATGACTCGATCAACGTGTTCTCGGACGTGCGCGTCGGCACAACTGGTTTGACCACGTTTACCAACACCAACGTGTCGGCCTCTATCGGTTCTAAGCGCATTGACGCAATCTTCCCGTACTTCCGGTCGTTGCTCTTTATGAACGATTACGGTGTGTACGCTCTTGTCGGCGCTACCACGACCAAACTGTCAGATTCTTTGGACGGTATTTTTCCGTATATCGACTTTACACAGCCGATTTCTGCTGGCGAAGTGTTGCTTAACAACATTTTGTGCGCTGCATTCAATTTTACCTATAACGATCCGGTAAATGGTGCTCGCTCACTGCAAGCAGTGTTTTTTGACAAGAAATGGTTCCTGACGAGCCAAGGAACGCTCAGTTACATCACGTCTGTGCCGCTCACAGGCGGTATCAACATGTATGGCACGGGTGGCACCAACCTCGTCAAGCTATACGGCGACACAACGTCTAATGTCTCGTCTATGATACAGACGGCATTGTGGCCTTTAACTGACATTATCAGGGATAAGCAAGCTCTAAAGCTCGGCGTGGAAGCTACGTTAACGCAGGGCGGTATTCTTAGCCTAACCGTGGACAGCGAGTACCAAAGCAGTCCGACCTACACACTGACCAACTATGTTGTATGGACGAACTACCTTGGAAATACGATTCCTTGGCAGAATAATTTGTCTCAGACGATCAATTGGATCAAAACAGGCGGTTACGAACTGTTTAAATCTGACGCGCAGCAATATGGCAAATATCTTGGATATACGATAAACTCCACATCACCGGGGTTTACCTACAACACCTTTGAAATGGAATACGAGCTAAGGACGAGGTTCTGATGACTTTTTATACGTTTGCAAATGCCACGACGAGCATTCCTCTGGCGAACCTTGATGCCAACTTTGCCACGCCAATCACGCTGGGCAACACGGCTGTAACCATTAACGGTACGTTTTCCAGCATCGGCAATCTGACGTTGAACAATGCAACGATTGCAAGCGGCAACAGCACGGTGACTAAGGAAACGGTCACGACGATTACTAGCCCCGCGGCAACCAACCTGACGATTCAGTCTGCGGGTACGACCGCAATGACGATTGATGCGTCTCAGAATGTGGGTATTGGTACGACTTCGCCGGGATATAAGTTAGATGTTGCATCTGGCGATACAGTTGCGGGGCAAGCGATTCGCATCAGAGCAAATTCTACTGCGGCCAAAGGTGGTTTGCAATTTACAGATAGTGCAGCATCAAGCCAATACGGTTGGATTAAAGGTGTAAGCACTGGTTTATCTTTTTATGGTGGTGGCAATGCTTCTGGAGATGTGTTTATTGACTCCAGCGGCAGACTGCTGGTGGGGACGACAAGCGCCTCTGGATCAAAATTACAAGCAGACGGTACAGGCGGTGCCGTTAATGCTACTGCGTCTACTACGGCTGCAAATGCAAGTCTTGCT